CTTCCACTTGATACTTAGCTGCTCTAGCGTTAGCTTCTGCTGCTTGAGCCTGTAGAGCTGCTGCTGTCGCTTGTTCCTTAGCCATTTCAAGCTGAATACGCTGCTGTTCAATCTGTTGTTGCATCTGAGCCATCTGTTGCTGTTCTGGCGTAGGCTGTTGAGCTTCACGCATACGAGCAATCATTTCCTCACGATTAGACAGATTCATATTCTCTACGATGCTTTCGATAAGCATAGGGTACGTAGGACTGTCAGCAGGCATTGTCTGTAACAACTGTACCAACTGTGTCACTTCATATTCACGAGCAATAATACCTAAGCTAGATGTAGGGACAAACTTAAAGTCCTGTGCAGGGTAAAGCTCAGGGTTGTACTGCATGTAACGCCAAGCTGTCTTCTGTACCATTGGGATTAGGAACATCTCTTGGAAGTTAATCAGAGTGCGCTTATGACGCTTGATAATAGCACCAAGAGACATACTAATACCTGCGGCTGTAGCTTCACCGTTGACACCACCTGCAACACCTGTAGAGTCTACAGCGCCTGTTGCCTGCTGTACCATCTGTTCTAACTGACCTGCCTGTGCAAACGTCACTTGACCTACTTGACCAAAGTTAAACGGCTGTAGCACTTCAGCAGGGTTACCGTTGGTTAGGAACACCTTGCCTGCCTTAACCTCTGGCTTCATGCCTCTAGGAAGTCGTGAGGCGTCCACAGCGAGCATTGGATGGATTGTTAGTGCTAGGGCATCAATACGTGCTCTAAGTTCCGTGTCGAGTGCTTTCTGGCTGTTGTAGCCCTTCTCACAGACACCACGTCCCCAGAAGCGATTAGGGACAATATCCCAAGGGAATGCAACAATAGGCCGGTCTTGCATCATGTAGGGGTTTTCCTCTACTTTCATCAAGACGCCGTTAGCAATGATAACGATAGCTTCTACGTACTCACTCTTTTCTTCAGAGTCACTTAGCTTCACAACTTCTTCGTCATCTTCTGCTAAGGCAGCTTCTAGCATATAACGAGGGACTAAACCGTAGTATTTCGTTAGACGTACTTTGTCCTCTGGATGATGCAGGAGTTCTTTGTCAGCCTCTAGGCTAATGTCTGTATGTGCAATACCAATGTCTTCATCACGGTAGACACCTTGTTCTTGTAGCATAGTTACTTGGTGCGTAGAGACAAACTGGTCTACTGCCACACCTAACGCATCTTCTACAGATGTAGCTACAGGGTCAATAAGGAAGTTCTGAGGAAGTACAGGGTTTAACTTGACAACAAAGCGGTCTTCAATGTTAACACCTACAGCCTGCATAGCGCCTTCCATAATGGGCTGTGTAGCAGGGCGCATCTCTTTTACTTCTTCGATGACTAACTCACCAATGCCTGTACCGTAGATAGCAGCGTTAAGGATACACTCAGCAACACTCTTACGTGTCTTAGTAAAGTGGAAGTCTTCTTGTAACTGATTGCGGATCTGCTGAATGTCTAAGGGGTTTTGGTCAGCAATGTCATCTTTAATGTCAAACCACTTGCCACGTCCGAAGGTAGCTTCCTCTACTTCCGCAACACTAGACTCTACAGCCTGTTGTAACGCAGGAGCAATAAGACGTGAGCGCTCAGATTCACGCATAGAGTCCGAGCCATCCCAAATACCACGCCAGAGACGGAAGTATTCTTCATGTTTGTCTTCATAGTTCGATTCGTAGTGTTCACGCCACTCCTCGCACTTATCGAGCACCCAACTTTCTAAGGATTGCTCAAATTTAAAATCTTCATAGTTTGCCATGTTAATATCCTGCTATAATGTCCATAGGTTCATATTCGTTGTCTATCATGTCCAGTAAGTCTGTATTGTAGGACACAACCGCTAGTTGGTCGATGTAGGCTAAAGAGTCTATTAAGTCATCGTGTACTAAGTGATTAGGGAACTGAAACAGTTGGTCTAAGAACTCACCGTTCCACTCGCCTTTGTTCAATGTAACACGCCCGTTCTCAAATCTACCTTGTAGCGCCCAGACAATCCTATCTACTTTCTTCTGATTGCCGTGACTTAACTCCTCGACTCTGAAGTAACGACTGCGTTGCTTCATTAAGTCCATCAAGGGAGACATAACAGCCTGTTTAGAAATACCACGCTCAATGCCAACACTAATAGGTCTATAGCGTTCAACGGCATTAAATATCTTCTCAGCCGTCTTGTCCAACGTCCATCGACCGTAAATAACTTCTTTAACGTACCAACCATGTTCGTTAACCTTAACAACACTAATCGCTGTGTTATCTAATCTTTTGTTCTTTTTGTTAGGAGAACTGTTGTCTGTAAAGCCTGCTAAATCCACTGCAATATAGTAGTCACCAATGCTAGGTTCTTCCTCGTCAAACTGTATCCATTCTTCTTTAAATATTTCAGACCCTAGTGCCTCAAAGGACGCTAGGAATTCCTGACGGAATGCATAAGAAGACATGGATTGTTTAGCTAGGTTGATTTCTTCTGGGTCTAACTTTTCGTTGTCATAGGACGTAAAATGCCAAGCTTTGTAACTCTTATCGTCCTCGGACTTATCTGCGTAGACAAATAAATCATAGAAGTGATTACGGCCCTTAGGTGTCCCGATGAACAAAGCGTCACCCTTACGGTCAGCTAGAGCAGGACGCAGGATTTCTTCCCAGACCTGTTGCTTCATGTCGGCATATTCGTCCATCACAAGATATTCAAGTGAGACACCACGCATCGTATCGGGTCTATCGGCCCCTTTAAGACATATACGTGAGCCATTCACTAGCTTCATTTCCATGTTGTTCACATGCTTTGACGTAAGCACTGGAAACGCTAGTTCCTCTAGTAGAGACCACATGATGTCACGGGCCTGACCCTGCGTAGGCGCTACGTAAAACACGGTACACCCAGTAGCCTGTAGTGCTCTAATAATCATGGTCCATGCCGCCAAGCGACTCTTGCCACAACGACGACCTGCGGCCACTACTTTAAATCTTGTTTTGTCTGCGTAGACCTTTTGTTGCCACTTTAGTAGCTCAACGTTTAACTCAGCCATCAGTAGGCCCACACTACGTTACTAGGGAATCTATCGTTATTCCAATCAGCTATATCTATATGAATAAATGACCTATTGATACCAAACCTAGTGATGCCTAATTTCATTCCTTCCTGCATAATCTTATAGCGTTGACTAGATGACGCTCTAATGTCCACAGCTACCCCAAGAGCATGAGCACCCACAAGGTCCTTAGTCCTTTCTAGGGAATGATCAGGGCTTCTATAGCCCGAAGTAATAATGAAGGGGAAACCACAAGCCTCTCTCAGCTTATCTAGGACTGACATAAACTCAGGGTCCATTCTTAAGATACCCGTCTCCTGACAACGTAGTTCATCTTCTGTAAAATATTGGCTATCTAGAGAAGCTAAATTATTATTTAGGCTCATTGATGATGACCTCCTCGTAACTACCGTCTATAGGTTTTTCCTGAGGGTTCTCAGGGGTGTCTCCAATAGACACATCGCCCCCTACGCCACTAATGTTAATCTGTATTGCATTCTTACTGGCATTGCCTGAGACTTCTTTTTCAAAAGCAGACACTGGGAGCATACGGTCCATCAATAGTTTCCATGCGGCCGCTTGGTTCTTATGTTCATTGTCCAAAGCAGCATCAAAAATAGACTCTAATACCTTAGCTGACTTAGGAGAAGCTAACATACGAGCCTTATACTCATTGATAATACTAGCGTCACCTTTAGGGCGCCCTACGGCTCCTCTGTTACCTTGAGTTTTCTTCTGTATATCAGTCTTCCTAGGACGTCCCCTCTTTTTCTTAGGGGGATCCTGAGGTGTTTCTTTATTAGTAGACATAATTATTATCCTTTTAGATTGTCTTAGGTATTCTAAGGTCTTTCTTTAGACTTATTCTTTAAAGATAATCAATAAAGATTAGTCTAAACTACCAAGGCTTCTTAAGTAACTATATTATACCACATATTTGTCTAAAAGTCAAGAGTTTTCTTAAGAATTCTTTAGAGCTAAAGCCACCTTTTTATAACTTTTAGCTCTAAAGATAAGCATTTGATTTCATTTGACTTTCATTTGTCTACTTAAGGTGGGTTTTCCTTAGTTTTCACACGGTTTCTCTTGTAAATCTGGGGGCCTACCTCAAGAAAACTTAAGTTCCAAGCCCTCCCCCGCCCCTTTTGTACCAAAGTTATCCACAGGAAACCCCTGAGTTATCCACAGGTTATCCACAGGTCTATCCACAGCAGGGCCTAGAGTTATCCACAGGGCCCTAAGTTATCCACAGGCAGGCCCTGAGTTATCCACAGGTTGTCCACATGTCCACAGGTTATCCACAGGTTATCCACAGGTGAGACGTGAGGGTCGCATAGGGAGCCTATAGTTATCCACAACCATGAGTTATCCACAGGTTATACATAAGTTATCCACAGGCTATACACACGTCTATCCACAGGTTATACACATAGTTATACACAGGTTATTCATGTGGGGCGATCGGTAAACTTGGCATGCTTATTGCTACGTGTGTGCGTACGCGCCATAGATGCATAGGTGTAAACTTATGTTGACGATAGCCTAGCGTCTAATGACATAATTAATTTAGGTAAATATGAAAATAATGTTTGACATATGAATTTAAGTCTATAATATAGGCATCAAGTCAGCGGGGCAACGGTGCCTCACTGGTCAACCACTACAGGAAATATATTATGAACTTATCTAGTAACATGAACATTCACGGCGTAGCATCTATCGAAGTTTCTGAGATCCGCAAGCTAGGCGACGCAGGCACATACGTACGCGACATTACATTTAAAGACGTAGACGGCAACGAGTTCGAGGTCACGGTGTTCGCGGAAGGCGTTGACGGCGTGAAGGTGAACGTAAACGGCACAGTGAATTTGAAACTATAAGAGGGGATAATCATGAACACTCAAAGCGAACGTATCGAATCAATGTCAAAAAGTGAATTAGAGTATCACGTTGCAATTTTGGCCAACCAGTTGACGTATTTAACGGTACTGTCTGAAATGGATATGGAACCGTCGAAAGAAGACTTAGAGCGCTCAAAGCTTTACTTGAAGAATTTAAACGG